TAATGTAGCAATAGCTCCACCGTTACCTGCTGTACCGTCGTGTGTGTGTCCTGTTGTACCAAAAGCTGTTACTATTGCATCAAATTCATCATTAGAATCTGCTGCTGCTATTGTATCACCTGTAGCAAAGGTGCTTACTCTTGTTGCATAACCTGTCATTTTACATTCTAGCTCCCGGTGTAAATTCTAATTCAAAACCTTTAAGTGTTATAGGTGCATTGATACTTGTGTCTTCTAATCTAACTACTACAGTAAATCCACTACCCTCTACAGATTGTCTAACGATAGGCATACCTTCTGCGTCATATACTGCTGAACCATACAGACTACTTCCGTAGATAGCTGCAGTATCCGCTGTAGTAAGATTGTATGCTGTTGGTTGAGGTGTAGCAGCATCTTCAAAGTCGTACTTAACAAATAAACTAACATCAACAGAACCTTCAGGATCATAGTTTACGTTGATGCGTTGCATAATCTTACGTATACCTGCATCGCCCATAGTCAGATCAGGAGAGCGATAAATAGCTCTCATTGCTGTACCGTCAAAGCTATTGCCTGTTTCTTGTAGATAGACGTAACCATCGTATCCACCGTGTACTATTTGTTCTACTCCTGAGATAAATCCTGAAACACAACAAGCAGGTTTTAAACCTCTAATGTCACTATATTCCCAACCTACTTGTCCTGAAGGATTAGCTTTTAATACACCAATAATACCTTTTGCGGCTGAAACTGAACCTCCATCTTTAGGATAAAATAGACGATACTGACTCTTACTGCGAATAATAACAGAAGATATCTTTTCAAAACCTATATCACCAATACGATCTTGTATCTGCTTAGAAACTGTGCCTAACTCTACGTCACCAATACGTGCTGTACCAGCAATAGTACGTAAACCGTCTGGTGCTAGAAAGATAACATCTCCACCTATCTCCTGTACACTAAAAGCATCTGAACAACCAACGTTACGAGACACAGGAGCTATAGCAAAATCAGCTAAAGCGTTACCTGTTAGTTTGTAGATACGATCTTCACAGAATATTATTAAAGAGTCACGAAAAGACTTTAAAGCAACTATAGTGCTGTCTACGTTTAATATTCCTGCTCCGTTAGAAGCTGTAAAGTCATTCTCGTCACCTAACGCAGAAAACTGTAAAGAGTTAGGATTAGCACTCATACCTGAAAAGAACATATGATTCTTAAAAGCTGCTATCATACTAGGATCAATAGGTGCAGTACCAAGTCCATCAAATACTACACTACCACTTACTGATCCACTACTTGCTGTAGATAATGTGACAGTAGTACCAGAGATACTAGAGACAGTAGAGCCTCCAGCTACATTAGTACCAGTTACGTACATTCCTGCTACAATGCCAGCAGCAGCTCCTACAGTTAGAGAGGTTGAAGCTCCAGTAGTAGAACCAGTAGTTGTGACATTAGTAGCATTACCTTTGATGTCTGTTACAGTCGTACCATTATATAGTGAAGCGTAATTAGCGCCATCAGCAAAGATAAGACGCTCCTCGTTAGTTGTAAAGTTATATGTTTCAAAACGATAACGTCCTGCAGAGGTACGCCCAGAGTCAATAGAAGTCCACGCACTACCCGTGCCTTTATATACAGAAGTACTTTGAGCAACTACTACACTATCATTGAATACTGCTACACCTAAAATAACAGAAGAAGCTCCACCTACTTGTGTACTAGAATATTTACTTGTACCACTTAAACGTCTGTATCCTCCTTTAACAGAGGGTTCAAAGTTTTGTAATATTGTTGCTGCACCTACAGGCATTGTGTAAACATCTCTGTCTAACACTAAACCCCCTGCAGTAGTAACAACATACGGAGATATATATTCGGGTGCTGTTATATCAGCCATACTAGGTGTTCACTCCTACAAACCTCTTCGTAGTTCCTGTAATACCTGAAGGATAAAAGTAGTTTTGATGATTAAGTAGTTCTACTCGCATACGTTTAATACCTTCTAGATAATCTTTTTCTGATAGTTGCGCTCCTGCCATATTAGCTCTCATCATATAAGCGTAATATTTACCTCTGTTGACTACTATGTCATGAAATCTACTAGGAAGAGTAGGTAGATCATTGTAAGCAGAAAGATCAGTGTGTGTCTTATAGTAGTCAAAAGTTACCGTATAGGCACTTTTGTCAGGTATGGGACTAAAACCGTAGAAAGCGTTATCTTGTGTACGATACACATATCTAGGAAGACTAAATTGACTTGCGCTTGTAGTATTTAGATCACCTTCGCTGTGTGAGTCTAACCATTCAGTATAGGAAAGATACGCTAAACGTTGAGGAGCAAAGTTCTCAGTAGTCTCTACTGTCTCTACATCATAGTTGGCAGAAGCAGTATTAGCAAATCCTATGTAAATAGTAGCAGCAGTAGAGGTAAATCTAGTAGTATTATACTCTCCATCTCCCACATTGTCAATAGTTAATGTGTCAGAAGATATCTCTGTACCACCAGAAGTTGTACCTATTTTAATAGTAATGTCTCCACCAAAGGTACGAGTACGTACTACATAGTCCTTACCAACTACTGTGCTAACAGCTTGTGTTATCTCTGAGGCATTTAAACGTGCTGCACCATCACCTCTAGCTTTAGTGTGAAAAGGACTACCTGTCACAGTAGTCCAATCACTTAAATTAGTAGAGAAGCTTCCGTTAGTAATGAGATCAACAGGAGTAAGCATGAAAGAGCTAAAGTTAATCTTTCTAGAATCAGAAGGATAGTCGTATAATCTTTTACCTGCAGTAAGCTGTTGTTCAAAGCTCTTGTATAGATAGGACCATTCTACTTCTGCATTGTACACATCATGAATAGCTTTATTGACTACATTCTTTACCATCGTTTGAACACCTCTAGCAGAGGCAAAAGTAGTAGCAGTTAGCTCTACTTCATTTAGCTCATTTAGTACACGATTAGTAAGTTCTAGATAATTTGCCATTGTTAGTCCTTGTACTTTGGTTTACGAATACCACCACCTTTAGCGTAGGGTTTGTATATACTTTGTTTTTTAGTGTTAGAAGGAGTGTTTAAGCCAGAAAGATAAGCTGCTTGATTGTACTTTTTAGGTCCACGGGCTACACTTCCAAAGGAAGAAGTTGGTAGTGTTGAAGCTTTTTTAGGTGGTCTAGCAATAGAAGGTTTAGGATTACTACGAGGTGGTATAGGAATAACAGGTTTAAAAGATTGAGGATTACTACGAGGAAATACATAAGCATGAGGTGGTCTGTTTTGTTTTTCAAATCTTCTTCTTGCTTCTTGTGCTTCTTTTAATTTTCCTTTTCTTTCAGCAGGAGTTAAAGCTAGGTATTCTTTATTCCTTATTTTACGTTGTTTAAGTATTTCAGCTTTTTGTTTAGGAGTAATATTTTGTAAAGGAGTTGCAAATTTTTTAGGTTTCTTTTTGTATTCTTCAACTAAAGCAAGTATACGTTTTTCAGCATTAGCCGTGTATTTAGGAGTAAGAGTACTATTTTCTAAAAGAGGTGGAAATTTTTTAAATTTCTTGGCGTATTCTTCATACTTTTTTCTTAACTTTATTTGTTTATCTATTTGAGCTTTTAGTTCAGGAGTAACTTTTTTTCCAGCTAAAGGATTGTATTTAGGATCAGATTGTGAATGTTTTGGCATAGGAGTAGAACCTCTTCCACTAAGACGTTCCTCTATAGTAGAACCTCTTCCACTAAAGCGTTCCTCCATTCTTTTTACCATAGCGCGATAATCTTTTATAGATTGTCCCGGTTTTCTAGGTTTAGGCCGCATTTTGTTAATCCTTATACTTAGCTACTCTACCACCGTAAGAGTACATCTTACCTTTCTTTGCCATACCACCACCCATGTAGTATTGCGGCATCTGTTTCTTCTTAGGTGAAGATGTCTTCTTAGCTGACATGTCGGCTGCACCTATCATGCCACCGTCTTGTTTCTTTTCAGCTTCTTTTTTAGCTTTGTTATAAGCTTTAGTAAGTTGTTCTGAATTTAACTCCATGATTGTATTAGCACCTGTACCCATATCAACAAGAAAACTACGTTTATCTGCATCTGACATAGTGCGTCCTGAAGACTTGTTATTTTTTACAGATCCACCTTCATCCATAAAGCCCATTTTATTACGCACTTTTTCAGGAAGTTTTTTAAGACCTTTTTGTTTCATAGTAGGCTTTTGTAACATTTTTTTTCCTTATCTAGTTGTTTTTAAGTTGCAGCAAAGACACGTACATTAGCAGTACTGCCTGAAGTGTTATAACATTCTATACGATCTATTGTATCAGCCGACCACGTAGTCTCCCACGTATCAATCTCAGTTTGATGATTACTCTCATTAAACGTACCAGCCATGTCACCCATGTTACGACTGTCATCACTACCTAGTACAAACGGTACACCAGCTATTAATTTAACACAAAAACCATTCTCTATGTTAGATGATGCTAACGTACCACCCTCATTACAGACGAGTTGTAACTCAACAGATTGATCTGACTCTATCCACATAAAATCAAAGTCTGTTAATAACGTATCATTCCATATCTCAGTAAGAGTACTATTAGTAATAGCATAACGTTTATCAAAGTAGTGAGTTATCGTTATTGCGTCTGTAGCCGTAGTACTTCCCCCAGTGATAGTGTGTGTATCATCATCAGGAATATCTACGGTAAAGTGCGTAGTTAAATTGAGGGTAGCCATAAGTTAGTTGCTCCATTCTTTCTTTAGATAATTCTGAATTAAATTGGCTTTAGTAAACATATTCTTATCTTTGGTTGAACCTACATAAGTAGTTATTTCAAATAAATTATGTAGTATGTACGATTGTTCGTAGGAGATGTTAGAGGAGATCCATCCTACTATATTCTTTCGTACTCCCTCAGTAATCTTATCTACACCATGAGGGTATATAATGGGAAAGATAGCCATCTCTCCTGCTTTTAACTTTTTAGCTATTCGACCTACAGGAGTCTGTAGTATAAACTCTCCACCTTCATAGTCATCTTCTAGATTTATACTAAAACCATAATCAAAGAAAACATTGTTAGACTTAGGTTGTGCTTTAAATTCATCTATATGTAAATCGTAGTAATCATCTTTCTTGTATTGATTGTAGAAGTTAACGGACACTCTAGTAGGACAATAAACACTATCCATGTAGTAGGTGTCGTATAGTCTGTTAGTGACTATCTTTCTAACGTCATCAGGAATGTTAGTAGCTTCTGTATTACGTTTCATTCCTTCTTCTGGTTGTGTTTGTTTGCCGTCTTTAAAGTTATGTTGTTTAATACTTTTAGAACATATCTTAATATCATCTTCACTTAGTATCTTAAAAAAACGCATGATTGTATTTCCTTTTTTCATTTCAATATCAAATCATATTAAAGAAAGTGTAGGGTTTTTACACAGAACCCTACAAAACTGTT